AACGACATCATAGTCTCCTTTAACTTGGGTAGGGATCGGGAATGGTTTGCAGTGGGCGCTCGTAGTAGCGGCGTCTAATTCCCGGATCATACATTCGCCCGTAGTATGAGGGACGAATAGTATTATCGTTAAGTATCAACTGTTGAACTAATTTCTCTGCCTCGGCCGTGTGGGTTCCCGGAGCACCATCCCATCGTATTTCAGCCACTGCCAGTGCGCATTCCAGAATAGCTTCGGAGGCAAAATCACCACCGACAAAGTAATCTGCATCGTTCACCAGCGGCGGAGGTCGCATAATGTATGAGTAGTGCAGTGTGTACGACTGACTCGGAGTCTCGTAGAACCACACTTCGTTTAGCTGACCAAACTCCGGATCATACTTAGTGGGAACAACCGCGAACATGGACGGCTGACCCTGTGAGTCAGATACCACGCGATGATTATGAATCATGTCTGCCGACACCTGCCGCATCGGCATAAACTGATCGTTAGTATCATAGGTGAATCGAGTATATATAGAGTCAAAATCAGATGGCATAGTGTACCGCCACTGTGCTCCATACATAGCCAGTACGGCATCTTTAGTAAGGAAGCTCCATACATACTGAACTGGTATCTTGCCTGTAGTTTTTACCGGATATAGAAACTTCTTATACCCTGCATGAACTATAGTCTTTGCATCGGTGAGATTCTGGCCAGATGGAGTAATACCCCAGCCCAGAAAACGTGCTACCTCTTTGTAGCAGTCCCCAAAAGTCAAACGCAGATCGGCCATGTATCACCAAAGACAGTGTTGGGGGTAGGTGCTCCCAACAGGCGCTTGCCTACCCCGTACTGTAACGGAGGCATTATTTCAACAGGTCAAATATCTGACCAACAACTATGGGCGCATACAACTCGCCCACCGTATCTTTAATCAACACAATCTCTTCGGGAGAAAGATCAATCTTAGTAAGCGCCGTATGAACACGCTTAGCCAACTCATACTTTCTAACCTTATCCACTCCCTTGTCTTTCTGATCGGGCGACAGGATAGCATTCACAATAGCCATCTTAACCGTAGCGCTAATAGCGTTGCCTTTGCTATCGGTGTCCTTCATCACATCGCCGCTAATCGTCTTCAACTCTTTAGATACATCCACAAACATGATTGCCTCCATAACACGTCTCTCGGTGTTGGCTTGGCTTCCGAGGGATCAATACCTCCAAGCAGGGATAGTGGACTTAGGCGGCAGAACTAAGAACAATGTACTTATCCACACCGCCGACCTGAATCTTCAACGTACCTACGTTGGAAATCGAACTGGCAGCCGCGTAGCAAACCGCATCATTACTCTTGGCCACAAAGAAGTAACCGGGCTTGGAAGTACCGTCAGCCTCAAACCTCATGTGTGTCAATACAGCCGGTGCATTAGTATTGCAGTTAAGCGATGACATGATACTACAGATCGTAGCACCAGCCACAGTAGCCGGAGTCGAATCGTCGTTTTCCACAAGGAATCTACCGGCATAGAAATACCCCGTAGCCGTAGCGCCAGTAGCAAACTGCAATATAGTGTTACAGGCCCCACCGGCATACATGGTAGGCGGCGTACCTTGCGATGCAGAGTTGACATACAACTTCAACTGAGTCACACCATACCCAGCACTTCCACCTGCCCCAGCTATTTCACCAATAACCTTGAGAACAGTCAAATCACCATCGGTCTGAGCAGATTTAGCGGCAAGGAAGTTAGTACAAAGCTGGACCTCAGTACTAACGCCAGTACCAACATTCAGCCCCGCACCGTTTATGTTCTGCCACATAAACATATTGGGATTAACTTTAGCAAGGCAGAGAAGGGGCGTTCCCGTGGTGCCGCTTACTGTTTCCTCAGCCACAGCCACCGGTCGGCTTCTGAGACTATTGACTGGCTGTCCAAAATACGACGCGCTGGGCGTCACCGCCAGTATAGTAGACCCGACAGTGCTCGACACGGCGCAACGAACAGGAACAATAGCCCCATTCGGCTCATACACATCAACCCACTTGGGACCCGTCTTGCCTACATACCCTCCGGCACAAATCACACCCGCGAACCACTCCAAGTTAGTGGTGGACGGGTCTTCAACACGAAGGAACTTACCTTCGTTCTGATACCCTTCGGCCGTGACATCAGGATCAATGCCGCCCAGAATCTGAATATTGCGCTCCATAGAAGGATACGCCTTATTCAATCCCAGCACGTTAGTGGTCGTGTCATAGTTATAACAGACCGGCATACCCTCATAAATAGTATTAGTGCCTTCGTAATACAGCCTCTGCTTACGCACAGAAGGCGTATTAGTACCAAATTGCTCGTTAGCCATACAAAATCCCCTTAGCTACAAAAGATACGTTGGGGGTGGCGTATCGTAGCTTTTCCACCACCCCTATTAGGGCCTTAACCCACAAGGTCGTACCCACGTTTAATTACTATTACGTATACTGGTTAATCATCCAACCAGCATACCGGCGCGTCTCGGCCACATACGTATACACCAGGTCCATATCCACCGTAAGAACCAAGTGCTGCTGGTCACGAGGACGCGGCTTGGCAATCTTGAAGTCCCAGCCCGACAAGACCACCGGGAAAATCAACTCACTGTTGATGCCGATAATAGGATTAGTACCGTAGGTATAAGTACCGACCGAATTAAGCAGATCAACATACAGAATGGGAATGCCACGGAAAGCCGGAGTGCCGAAGTGACTATCAATACGATAGCCCAGCTGGTCATCCGACTTAGCAGCGAGCATATTCAGGTTGGCAATGACCGCATCATTACTGAACACGGTATACTTGTCAGCCTGCATAGTGCCATTCTGCGTCTTGGGAATAATAGGGGCCTCAAAATGTACCTGTCGGAAAGCCCGATCCATAAGAACCCACAGCGTCTCATCCAGCGCGCCTTGATGATCGGCATACCAGTTCGCCCACCGAGAGTTGGCCGTAGAGCTACTGGTAAGACCTCCGACGTTAAACGAACTACCACTGGTCGAATAGCGGCCCGTATAGCCCGTAAAATCGCCCGTACTAAGTTGAGTGCCCTGGACCAGCCATCCGGGGATGCCGAACGGCCGGAGCTTGTCAGACGAACTCGTCGGCGTACTCCACATGGCCGCATAAACCTCATCGACCATTTCACGCAGACAGTTACGATACTTATTAGCAATGACGTCGTAAATCTGAGCAGCGCCACTATTGATCGACGCTTCAACCAAGTTCCAAGACAGGTTGCTGGACGCAGTAACCCAATTGGACGTGATCGTCTCGTCGATGTTCATTACATTGTGGGTATCCTCTTCCCAGTTACCACGGTGCTTAGCATTGCCCTCGTCGTGCAGGGTGATATATCTCTCGACCTTTTTACCGCCCTCAATCTTAGAGCGATTCTGCCAAGTACGATTAAACGAAGCATAGGACTGATACAGATAAGTCATGGCTGGCAGCTTCTTGACGAAGTCTTGAAGCGTAGCCTGCATAATATCAGTCGCCTGTTGCAGGATAACGGTTTCCATCTACTTCCCCTTTGCTACAGTCTACTCCGGAAGCTCTACTCCAAATTTACGCAAAGCTTGATTAACGACGGCAGCCTTCTCTTCTTGCTCATTGGCAAATTTACGAGTCTGATGTCGTGTCTCTCGTTTCGGAGATAGACGCTTAGCATTACTCTTGATCTTTTGAAGGACTTTGCCTTCCACAACATCTTCTCGACCACCCTTATACCACTGTAAGGAACTTCTCACAGCTTGATCCCAAGTGTATCCAGACCGGAACAGGGACACGGACATCTTAAACAACTGTTCGCGTACCTTTACAGACGGATCGTTGGGGTTAAGAGAGCCATCGGGTAGTCGTTTCAGATTGTCGAACGAACCGAGTTCAGCAAACTCCTTGGCCGCAGTATCAAACTGTGAATCGGCTTCACGAGCGCGGCTGATCCACTCCTGCTTTTCTTGTAACTTAGTGGCATTAGTCTTAGCCTCCGTTACAGCCTTGAGTTGTGCTTTGGTACTCTCAAGATCAGTTACAAGAGACTTAAGCATCTGCTTAACGGGGTCACCTATGTCCCCATTCTGCTCTATCTGATCCAGAATACTTTGCGCAGCTGGCGGTTCATCCTTCTTGGCTGGAGCAGTCTCTTCCGTCTCTCGGGGAACATCCCGCTCCATCATCGACGTGAGCATGACCAAATCTCGGTCATCGTGATGCTCAGCATACTCTATAATACGGTCATCTTTCCAACCGTAAGAACGAGCGGCAGCTACAAAACGAGGATCAATCTCCTCATACCCGTCGGCATTAGGTGTTTCATCCTCAGACTCATTACCCTCACTGGCCTCAGCCTCGGGTTCCTCAGAGCCCTTACTTGTATCTTCTACCGCTGTAGATTCCTCATGTGTACCTTCTACATCCTCAGCAGGCGGAGACTTCTTACCGCGAAGAATATCCGCAATACGAGCTATAGTACTCTTTCGTCCCTCGTCCTCCAGTTCGGACTCGTGAGCACTATCCTCTATTTGAGCCTTACTTTCATCCGTAGACTCGACGTCTTGCGAATCCCCAGTATCTTTATTTTCGAGATCGTCCATTGGTTTGCCTCCGATTGTCGATCTTACTTCTTGGCCTTACACAAATCACAGTACCGAGTAGCAGGCTTATCACTAACAAACACTTGCCCACAAGTCTCGCACTTCTTACTATACTCAGGAACGCCCTTCTCAGTATTAAGCAACTTCAAGATCGTATCAAGCTTGGCCAATGCCAAGTTAAGCTTGGCCTCGATTTCGCCGCGAGTTACGTCCTGATACACAAAGTTGTCATTAGGGCCTACCAACTCCGGACTCTTTCCTACACAAGCCGGACATCTCAGAGCATCGGGTTCCTTCTTATTCAAGAACCGCGTACCACAAACTTCACACTTCTTTTCGCCCTTAATCACATCGAGCATTTTGCCTCCTATAGCTCTTCCATATTTCTAAGCTTCATTTCTTTAAGCTTATGTTGACGCGAGTGAATAATCAAACACCCAGCATTAGGACCCGAACGAACGTATTTAGAACCTGGGAAGTTCGCCTCGGCCTGATCTATCTGTCCAGGATTAACTCCCATAGCATGACTTACTCGCTCGTGATCCTTAGACGTCTCATCAAAATTTCCTGCCCCTCTAACCTCAGATTCTACGTCTCGTGTGGCAGGACCGTTACATCCAGGGCACAGCTGTGCATCGTTGCGCCGCTCAATACAAGCTATGTGATCGAACACCACCCCGCACTTGGAACACTTGAAAACGTAGACAGGCATGTTATACTCCAATCACCAGCGCTTCGACTGTAAACTTCTTACCGCTATCTACGTTGTTTATATACACCGTACCAGACGGTTTGAACACCGCTACTTCACCTTCCTGCAAATCAATCTCGGAATGAAATGCGGCGCTAAATGACGTATCAATCTGAGTATGATTAGTAACTGCCTTAATTACTATCAGGTGGACGGTAGTAACGTCACCCAGACTCAGCGCCTCAGCCGCCTGATCGGTAGTCTGCAACTGATATATCTTAGCTTTGGAAGTGGGAGTAGTGGTTGTTACAAACAACTCCGGGAACTCCTCCGACTTACCCAACCCAGTAAGCTCTCCCAAAAGTGTAACTTTCATCTCCGCAGCCATGAGTCGTCCTTGTGGTTAAGATAGCCTTTTATATACAGCCAGAAGTAGATCGGGTTAAGTGAAAATAGGAACCATTGGCGGAAGTATGCCTCCTCCACAACCCAGAAAAATACGCAGAAAATACCGAGTAGCCAACCGTACTTCTCGTAGTGCTTCTTGGCGAGAAGCCAACTCATACTCAGGCCCAACAATACCTGTATTACCTGTAGAAGCAGGGCTACCATAGTCGTCCATGTTACTTCTTGGAACCTTTCTTAGATGCAAATTCGTGGAGCTTATCCTTCCCCATCTTTAGAACTTTCTTGTTCTTTTTGTATAATTTAGACGGATTGTGTTCTGCAATAGCCATCATTTCCCTTTGCTTTTCACTCGTAGCGGGCATGTGTTAGTCCTGTTTACAAACCCAGATCAACCTTAAACTCTACTGCCGACAACGCACCGCCCAGACTACCCCATCCGATAACTACTATGCCTATTACCTTGCCTTTATACAACATCGGACCACCGGAGCACCCTGGTCCAGAATGCGCGTCAATCATGATGATATTTTTCTCATCATCTAACTCTACACCGCTCTTTACTACTCTACCGATCAGCAGGCAGTTTTGAAGACGAACATCATAGGGCGTGCCTATTACTGTAATGTCTTCTCCTACGCGAGGAATATCACACGACACTAAAAGCGCTGGAACGGAAAACTCACCGTCTATGGTGAGTAGCGCTGCGTCACTATTGGGATCATTTATGACGCCGTTAACTTTATACTCAGTGCCATCGTGTGTTTTAATGGTCAGACCGCATGGGTCGTTTTGATGGTCCGCCACGTGTTTCGCTGTCAACACCAGATTACTGCCAACCACTACTCCAGAACCATGCCCGCCTGCACTGTACACCAGAACGCACGACTCAATAGGGTTGGTCTTGACGCACCCTATGCTAAGCAACATGCAGCCACACACCAACACTACCAATTTGTTCATGTTACACCTGATTACTTTCGCCAGTCTTGTTGTCGGGACTTGGCTGTCCTTGAGTACGGGTCTGTTGAGACATCATATTAAGCGTCTTGCTTGCACCAGAGGCACCAAAAGCGTCCCCCAGGCCCCCGGGCGAGCCGGGCATCATTTTGT